CACGACAGTGCCAGTAAAAATGAAGTTCCCCCAAGCACCGGAGGAACTTATGAAGGAACCTCCGATGTTAAAATCAGTGAAATCACAACCACAGTCGTCGAAAACTACGGAACCTACTACCAAATCTCCGAGCAATTAAAGGCGTGGCAAGAGTGGTATAAAACACAAAAAGAAATCTTCGAAAAAGCTTTTAATTAAGAGGTAGTATGGACAATATTGTACACGGTATTACGGTAGACTATTCGCGCGATTCTTTGTTCGATGAACTAGGTATCAAGCGCTTAAAAGAATCATATATGACGGATGAAGAAGTATCACCTCAAGAGAGATTTGCTTATGTTTCTAAAACTTTTGGCTCAAATCCTGAACATGCTCAAAGACTTTATGACTATAGTAGCCGGCATTGGCTATCTTATAGTACTCCTATCCTTTCATATGGCCGTAGTAAGCGGAGTCTTCCTATATCATGTTTTCTACCTTATTTACACGATAGTGCAGAAGGCCTGGTTGACTGCTTATCAGAAGTAAACTGGTTGTCAATGCTTGGAGGTGGTATTGGAATTGGTCTTGGTATTCGCAGTGCTGATGATAAGTCTGTTGGTATTATGCCTCATCTTAGAACTTATGATGCATCTTCTCTTGCCTATCGTCAAGGCAGGACTCGTCGCGGTAGCTATGCTGCTTATCTTAACATTTCTCATCCAGACATTCTTATCTTTTTAGAAATGCGCAAGCCTACGGGCGATCAAAACATGCGCTGTCTAAATTTGCATCACGGCATTAACATTACAGATGACTTCATGCATATCATTGAAAGATGCATGATTGATCCTGCAGCTGATGACACATGGGAGCTGAAAGACCCGCACAATAATGAAGTAAAGGAAAGGGTATCTGCGCGCGAGCTTTGGCAGCGTATTCTTGAAATGCGCATGGTTACTGGTGAGCCGTACCTACACTTTATTGATACTAGTAATAAGGCGTTACCAGAATCACAAAAAGCTCTTGGACTTAAAGTTCAGCAATCAAATTTATGTTCGGAAATTGTTCTACCAACGGATAAAGATAGAACCGCAGTGTGCTGTCTGTCGTCAGTCAATCTGGAGTATTACGATGAATGGAAAAATGATCCTAGATTTCTTCGGGATATTGCGGAGATGCTTGATAACGTGCTACAACACTTTATTGATAACGCTCCAGATGTTATTCACCGCGCTCGTTTTAGCGCCGCTCGTGAGCGGAGTATTGGTATCGGAGCTCTTGGCTTTCATGCGTATCTACAAAAGACCAACATACCCTGGGAGTCGCCGTTAGCAGTTAGTGCTAATCATCGTATTTTTAAGTATATGAGGGAGCAGCTAGATGTTGCAAATAAACAACTTGGCAGTGAGCGTGGCGAAGCACCAGATGCGGCTGGCACTGGAAACCGTTTCTGCCACCTTATGGCTATCGCGCCTAACGCCTCTTCATCAATTATCATGGGAAATACTTCGCCAAGTATTGAACCATACCGTGCTAATGCCTACAGACAAGACACACTCTCAGGTTCATTCTTGAATAAAAATAGATGGCTAGATGCAGTTATAAAAGAAAAAGTACCGCAAGACGAATATAATGATGTTTGGTCTTCTATTATTGCTAATGACGGATCTGTACAACATCTTGATTTTTTAGATGACTGGGCTAAAGAGGTATTTAAGACGTCGATGGAGATTGATCAAAGATGGATTATTCAGCATGCAGCAGATCGCCAGCAATATATTGACCAGGCTCAATCGTTAAATCTTTTCTTCAGACCTAATACAAATGTTAAGTACTTGCATGCAGTTCACTTTATGGCTTGGAAACAAGGTCTAAAGACGCTATACTATTGCCGTTCTGAGAAAATTGGTAAAGCTGATAAGGTAGCAAAGAAGATCGAAAGACAAGTTATTAAAGAACTAGACCTTAAACAAATAGCAGAAGGCGATGTTTGCCTTGCATGCGAGGGATAAATGATCAAGAAAACAAAATCAAAATTAACCGATGAGCGGGAATCATTTAAGCCATTTAATTACCCCTGGGCATATGAGGATTGGCTTAAACATGAGCAAGCACACTGGCTTCATACAGAGGTGCCAATGCTTGAGGATGTTAAGGACTGGAAGAACAAACTTACACCGGCTCAGAAGCATTTCTTAACTAATATTTTTAGATTCTTTACACAAGGTGACGTAGACGTTGCCGGTGGGTATGTAAAGAATTATCTACCTTATTTTCCACAGCCGGAAATAAGAATGATGCTGATGGGGTTTGCTGCTAGAGAAGCACTGCATGTTGCAGCTTACTCACATCTAATCGAAACTCTAGGTATGCCAGATTCAACATATGCAGAGTTTCTAGAATACTCGCAAATGCGTGATAAACATGATTATTTTGTTGATTTATCGCATAAGAATGGAACAGCGGCATCAGTAGCAGCAAATATTGCAGCTTTTTCTGCGTTTACTGAAGGTATGCAATTATTCAGCTCATTTATCATGCTGCTTAATTTTCCAAGACACGGTCTTATGAAAGGCATGGGTCAAATAGTTACATGGTCTATTGTTGATGAAACAATGCACGCCGAGTCTATGATTAAACTATTTAGAACATATATTGAAGAAAACAAGGAATTATGGAACGATGAACTTAAGGGTACAATTTATACCATCGCTGAAAAAATGGTTGAGCTCGAAGACAAGTTTATTGACCTTGCTTTTAACATGGGCGACATGCCAGGTCTTACAGCAGAGGATGTCAAGCGCTATATTAGGTATATTGCTGATCGTAGGCTTATATCTCTCGGTCTCAAGGGAATATTTAAAGTTAAGAAAAATCCTCTCCTGTGGGTAGAGGAAATGATTAACGCACCAACTCACACTAACTTTTTTGAAAATAGAGCAACTGATTATGCAAAGGGTGCACTATCAGGTACATGGGAGGACGTATGGGCCGCTTAACACCTTTAGCTTTACTACTAGTATCATTTAATTCTTTTGCTGCTGATTTACCGAATCCGGCCATCACTCCTGGAGCTACAGATCCCGCTGCAACTAAAGATGTTATTTGCGTACGCGGATATACTAGCGGCACCAAGGCTGATGGTACAAAGGTACGGGACGTATCCGAAGCCACCAAACTTCAAGCTTACCGCAATTATGGTGTAGAAGGTAACTATAAAGGTTACTGCGATCCCAAGGTAGGCTGTGAGATTGATCATCTTATCAGCTTACAGTTGGGAGGATCAAATGATATTAAAAATCTCTGGCCGCAGTCATATGCTGGAGAGTGGAATGCACATCTCAAAGATGGTCTTGAAAACACACTTCATTCTAAAGTCTGCAAGAGCGAGATTAGTCTAGAAGAAGCACAAAAGGCTATATCCTCAAATTGGATAGAAGCTTGGAAAAAATACGTTAAAAAATAGGAGTTCGTATGTTAGAAATAGAAGAAAGTTCAAGTGACTATAACTATTTTTGCTATTCATGCGATACGGAATTTGCCGTAGTGCCTGCATTTGAGTTGGGTGAACAAGTTTCGTTCTGTCCATATTGTGGCAGTGAAGTTGAAGAACCAGTTGATGAAGATCTTGATGATATGGAAGAAGAAGATCTAGATGAAGATGAGGATATAGAGGATGAGTAGTGGCATGTGCCGGGATTGACTTATCACTAACCTCACCTGCTATTTGTATCAATTTAAATGGTGATGAATTTAGTTTAGATACCTGTACATTTAACTACCTTACTGATAATGTAAGCAAAGTTAAATGTACAGGTAATGTTTATGGTTCAGTTTTTCCAAACTACGTAACACAATCGGAAAGATATCATAACATATCTAACTGGGCTTTGCAGGTGTTAAATAATTATGGAATTACTAAAGTATTTCTTGAAGATTATAGTTTCGGCTCGACCGGTAGAGTATTTCATATAGCAGAAAATACCGGAGTTCTTAAATATAATCTTTGGCGTAATTCTATAGAAGTAGTTACTATTCCTCCTAGCGTGGTTAAAAAAATAGCTACTAATAAAGGCAATGCTAATAAAGAGCTGATGCAAGAAGCTTTTATTTCTGAAACAGGAGTAAACTTTAAAAGTATGTTTGCACTAACAGAAAAACAATGGAATCCTTCCTCCGACCTTATAGACAGTTATTACATCTGTAAATATGGTTCCCTAGAGTACTCTAAACAAAGTTGAATTTATTTTTTACTTCCGCTAATATTAATGTGGAGGTAATATGAGCAAACAAGATTATTCATACAGCTACGACTACTCAAATAAGCACCCGCAGTATAAATTCTTTAACGAAAAGAATAAGACTCTTATAGAGATTTTTAGAGAACAATATTGCTTTACCCTTGTTCAGAAAAACGATAAAGGTCAACAACGCTTAAAGTTAGATGAAGTCTCTCTTCAAAAAATGATTACTAATCTCGTTAATAACGGCTGGAATGAACTCACATGCAAGTAATAGAATATTTAATAGTTGCGGTTCTCGGATGGTTTTGTATTAGTTTTACTTTAGGATACTTGTCTAATAGAATTAACGGAGAAGAACAAGAGCCTGAAGAAAATTATGATGGCGAGTGGATTTTACCAATTAAATTAGGCCATAATGGTAGTACTTGGTATGCATGGGACACAGCAGATGCGTTCATACTCCAAGCTGATTCACGTGAAAAACTAATTCAAGATATTTTAAATGAATTTGAAATTCCACCTAAAAGACTAGAAATTATAAGCGAAAGTCATGTAAATGAACTCAAATCGACGACCAGTGTATAAAATTAAAGAAAATGTTACTTTAAAAAACATTTTTTCTACTAGTGTCCATACCGGAGATATTATTGATGAGCAAGATATCGAAGGTAAGACTTTCTATGTTATGAGAAGTAACAACAAAGTTTTTAAACTAGCAAAAGAAGCGCATATTATTAGGAAGAATAATGACTAACTCAGCATTCAAGTTTGACCGGTATCTTAAGCGGATGGTTTGTCTCGTTGCAGATAAGACCAAGGCAAACGCATTTAAACAAGTTTTTATTGACGCTCAAGTATCTGAGCAGAAAGCAAAGCAGCAAAAATTTAAGGCTAAGGAAGGTTCAGAAGAATAATGACTACTACTTTTGTTGAACCAGTTGCTAAGGAATGGCTAACTGGTGTGCTAAAAGAAAGACCAGTGGTAATTAAATTTACAAAAGTTGATGGTTCGGAAAGAACCATGAAGTGTACTCTTAATGAGAGTCTAATTCTACCTCTGCCCGAGCCGGTTCAAGAGAAGGAAAAAAAGGCTCGTAAAGAGAATGAAAATGTTATTCGTGTATATGATCTAGAAAAAGAATCCTGGAGATCATTCCGCCTAGATAGTATTATTAGTGTTAACTTTGATCTGGTAACCTGAGATACTTATTATGAGAATTGGCTTTACTTGCTCTGCATTTGATCTTCTCCATGCAGGGCATATTGATATGTTGAGACAAGCTAAGGAACAGTGTGATTATCTAATCACCGGCTTGCAGGTCGATCCTAATATTGACCGCCCGCAGAAGAATAAACCTGTACAAAGCATTATCGAGCGGTATATTCAGCTTAAAGCTGTCCGCTATGTTGATGAGATTATTCCATATTCTACAGAAGAAGATCTCGAAGATCTTCTTAGCATGTTGCCAATTAATGTTAGAATTGTTGGTGAAGAGTATAGAGAAACGACCTTGACTGGTCGCGATATCTGCACTCAACGAGGTATTGAAATTTTTTATAATAAACGTGAACATAGATTTAGCTCTTCCGAGCTTCGTAAGCGCATGAGCGCCTGAGGATAAAATGGGATTTGAAGAAAATGAAATTTCGATTAACTCGCAAGGTGGTACCGAGTTAACAAAGCGAAATATTGCTAGTAAGATGCCGCCTGAGCTAGCCAATGAATTTCAAATAATCTGCTCACGTCTTCGTAATCTAGAAGAAGACAAGATTAGAGTATATTGGCTACATGATTTGCCTGAAGATCCTGAGATTAACCATCTCAAAGACAAGTCAAGCCGTGATCGCTTTCATAAATTTGTCTTTAGCAGTCAATGGCAATATGAAAGGTTTAGAAACGTTATTGGCATGCCATACGATGATAAGTCAATAGTCATTGAGACTTGCGTTGATCCTATTGAGCATGTTGAAAAGAGTAAAGATGAGATTCGACTTATCTATACTTCTACCCCGCAGCGCGGGTTGTCTATTCTTGTACCAGTATTTGAAAAGCTCGCAGAGAAATACGATAATATCTACTTAGATGTATTCTCAAGCTTTAAGATTTACGGTTGGGAAGAATCTGATAAGCAGTTTGAGCCTCTATATGAGCGTTGCCGCAATCATCCTAGGATTACATATCATTCGTTTGAACCAAATGATGTAGTTCGAGCAACGTTGCAAAAAGCTCATATCCTTGCTTATCCGTCTATCTGGATGGAGACTAGCTGCAGATCTGTTATTGAAGGTATGTCAGCAGGCTTGTTATGCGTACATCCTAATCTAGGAGCCTTGTCAGATACTTCGGGTGGTCTCAACTTTATGTACCAGGGCCATGCCGATCATAATAAGCATGCTAATATATTTTATCAGGCGCTTGACGATGCTATTCAAAAGGTAAATAGAGACGACGTACAAAGCTACCTTAAGCTTGTTAAGATGTATGCTGATAGTAGATTTGGAACTTATAAGGTTGCGCAGCAGTGGCAAGACTTGCTTGAAGGTCTTCATAAGACTTATGAAACAGTAGGAAGTCGTAAGTTACCTAGTGCTCAGATGTTTAGGTATAACACATAATGATAGTTTCTAAGACGCCGCTAAGAGTATGCTTTTTTGGTGGGGGTAGTGACCTGCCTAATTACTATTCTAATAAAACGGGTATCTGCTTATCTACAACCATTGACAAATACATGTACGTTACTGCGTGTAAAACGTTTGTCAAAGGTTTTAAAATTGTGTATAGTGAGATCGAAAATGTAGATAGCTATGATGATATTAAACACGACCGTATAAGAGAAACTCTTAAGATGTTTAATATCACCGGCGGTCTAGATATCTCATCATATGCACAGATACCTACAAAAGGCACTGGCCTCGGCTCATCCTCAACATTTACAGTAAGTCTGTTAAATGCTCTAAGCACACTAAAGGGCAAACAAATGAGCAGACACGATCTTGCTGAGACTGCCTTTGATGTAGAATTTAATAAGTGTAATGAGTATTTGGGTAAGCAAGATCAATACGCAGCAGCATTTGGAGGCTTCAACGCTTTTCATTTTTCTGCAGATGGTGTAAGAGTAGAGCCTGTTAATATCTCTTCAGACCGAACTGACGGCCTTAATAATAATCTACTGATTTATTATACTGGTATTACTAGATCTGCATCAAATATTTTAAGAAATTATGATGATGGTGAATCCAGTGCTAGTATGGATACAATGGTTGATCTTGGACATCAAGCACTGGATTTTATTATTAAAAATAAGTATGATGATTTCGGTGCGCTTTTACATGAAACGTGGCAGGTAAAGAAGAAACTAGCAAGCGGTATAAGTAATACCACCCTCGACGATTATTACGAGACAGCATTGAAAAGTGGCGCGTTAGGTGGTAAGATTCTAGGTGCAGGTGGTGGTGGTTACTTCTTGTTCTATGTTCCTGAACAGCAACAGGATTCCTTTAAGGAAAAGATGAAGCTGACAGGTATGCAGGAGTTTAACTTTAAATTTAGTGATGAAGGATCTAAAATTGTCTGCGCGGACTAAAGACTTTATTTCTGAGTATAGCAGAAAACTGCATGAGGCTATTAATACAATAGATGATGAGATTTTTGATCGCGCTGTTGTTGCTATAACTAATACACATCGCGGCCGCGGTCGAATTTTTGTTTGCGGTAATGGAGGTTCTGCTGCAATCAGTGATCATTTTATGTGTGATCATTCTAAAGGCGTAGAAGCAGATACGTGCTTTATTCCATCTGTTCAGTCACTTGCATCTAATATGTCACTCATTACAGCAATTGGTAACGATATCTCCTATGATGAGATTTATTCATACCAATTGAGTATGTTTGGGCAAGCTGCAGATCTTCTAGTAGCGATCTCGTCGAGTGGAAATTCACCAAATATTATTAAAGCTCTGCAAACGGCAAAGCAAAACGGTATTAAGACGATTGCGTTTGTAGGGTTTGATGGTGGCCAGGCAAAGTCCTTAGCCGATATCGTATTTCATATTCCAGTAAAAAATTATGGTATTGTAGAGGATGCACATCAAGCATTGATGCATATTCTTGCACAATATATTCGAATTAATAACTCTGTAAAGGTTGATATAAAACTGTAGTAGGGTTATTATAACAAGATGATACTATTAGATCTTAATCAAGTGTGCATATCTAACCTGATGGCACAGCTAGGAAACCATACTAATACAGTCGTAGAAGAAGATCTTCTACGACATATGGTTTTAAATACTATCAGGTCACTTAAAAGTAAGTTCTCGGAGTACGGGGAGCTTATTATCTGCTGTGATGATAAAAAGGTATGGCGTAAGGAAGTTTTTCCTTATTATAAAGCAAATAGAAAAAAGAGTAGAGATGACTCTGAGCTTGATTGGAGCCATATCTTTAACTGTCTTAGTAAGATTAAAAGTGAACTTAAAGAATATTTTCCGTATAGAGTCATTCAAGTCGAAGGAGCAGAAGCGGATGATGTTATTGGCACTTTAGTTATTAAAAATGGTCAGCTGCTAAATACCGGTGAGAAGATTCTTATTTTGTCAGGTGATAAAGATTTTATACAACTACAAGTTTTCGGCAATGTCATTCAATTTGACCCTGTGAGAAAGAAGTCATTGATTTGCGATAATCCAATTCTATTTACACGAGAGCTTATTTTAAAAGGCGACCGTGGAGATGGTATTCCAAACATTCTATCAGCAGATGACTGCCTTGCTACAGGTGCGAGACAGAAACCTATTAGGGTAGAGCGTTTCTCAGGTCTTTCAAACCCGCACAACGAACTTTCCGGAGATCTCTTAGTTAATTGGAAGAGAAACGAAAGACTTATTGATTTAACGTTTACACCTGAAAAAATTCAAAACAAAATTATTAAAGAATACGATGAACAAGCTGGTAAGACAAAAGAAAAGTTGATTCAGTTTTTATCTGAAAAAAGACTTAAGACTCTACTCGAACATGTGAACGACTTTTAATGAAAAAATCATTTTCTTCTATTTTTAAATTCATAGATGAGCAAGGTAGTAATGTAGTAGCTGCTCTACGCGCTAATGATCACCCTATCATTAAGCAACTTCTTTTCTATACATATTCACCTACTATTAAATTTCTTCTCCCAGAAGGCGCGCCACCATATAGACCGTGCGAGTTTTTTGATCAAGAGGGAAGACTTTATGTAGAAGCCAGAAAACTCTACTTGTTTATAGAGGGTGGTAATCCTAATCTTACTAAAGTTAAGCGTGAAAGTCTTTTCATTCAACTTCTTGAATCTATTGATCATGAAGACGCAAAGCTTTTAATCGCTATCAAAGATAAAAAATTACCATATAAGAATATTACTGAGAAGGCAGTTCGTGAAGCGTTTCCAGACCTACTACCCAAAGAGGAGATAAATGAGCAAGTCCCAAAAAAGAAACGGCAAGCGTCAGTTTGATGACATGGATAAGCCGCATCATTATATCAAGCAGCTTAAAACGTTCAAAGAAAGAAAAACAGTGAATCGATTAGATAATGCTTTAAAGTCGAAAGATGTTAGTAGACTTCTTAATATGGAAGATTCTATCTAATGCCTACCTATGAGTTTTTTAACAAGGATACAGGGCAGGTAGAAGATCATATAATTAAACTTGCCGATCTTGAAAAATTTAAACAAGATAATCCTCACTTAGAAAAAGGCATCTATACATCGATTAGATGCTGCGATCCTGTTATAGCAGGTCGTATGAAACCTGCGGACGGGTTTAGAGACTTGTTAAAGAACATGAAGAAAAAACATAGAAGAAGTACTATTAATGACTGGTAACTTTAAGCATTCACCTCTACATGAATATAACCTTAAGCAGGTTGAAGTAGATGGGAAAAGATTTTATGATGTAGAGGGTGAATTGTTCCCTTCGGTTACTACTGTTCTTTCTTCTCTAAGTAAGAAAGGTATTCTAGAGTGGCGAGAAAGAGTAGGTGAAGAAGCTGCTAGTAAGATTACCAGGGCAGCTACTTCCCGAGGAACAAAAGTTCACACTATGTGTGAAGATTATGTGGCTAACAAGCCAGACTATAAAAACAATCGTATGCCTACTACGATTGAATTATTCAATCAAATTAAGCCATACCTCGATAATAACTTAGAAGAGGTATATGCAATTGAAGGCTCGCTTTATAGTAAGAAACTTAAAGCAGCCGGTAAGTGTGATTTAATTTGTAGAATGCATGGTGTTAACTGCATTATTGATTATAAGACAAGCACAAAACCTAAAACTGAGGAATACATAGAGAACTATTTTCTTCAGGAAACTGCATATGCGATGATGGTAGAAGAAATGTACAAATTACCTATCTTTTATATCATTACTCTTATAGCAGTAGAAGAAGGAAACCTTCAGTTCTTTGTAAAACGACCACACGATTATGAAGACAAGGTATTAAATATATTTCAAGCGTATCATGCTAATATGAAATGAGATCTTTCATGGCGGCTGCTCTTATTTGTATTTCACTCCCTGTGTATGGTGTACAGGGAGTGAAAGCGCCACCTGCGTTTGACTCTCTTATAGACACTCTTTTAGAGGATATAAGAACAATCCTTAGTATTAGTATACCTAGTGAAAAGCCTATTGTTTTCTTTGCAGATAATAGAGAAATAGCAGAAGCGTACTGCCGTCCAAATGAGCAATGCAACGTTGCTGCAATAACAGATGAAAAAACAGGGGTGATCTACATTACTGCTGGCCTTGAATTAAATAATCCGTATAATGTAGGTATACTCTTTCATGAGTTAGTTCATTTTGTTCAGGTTAAGAATAAAATGTTTGCTAATCTTGATGGGTGTGAAAGATGGGCAGCAGCAGAGCATCATGCCTATTCAGCTCAAAGCAATTGGTTAAGGTACAATAACCTCCCCGGCTTTAGAGTTCCTAACTTTTCTGAGAAATGTAAATAAATGAAACGTAAGCTTAAGACTAAGTTTAAGGCAAGTCCTTTGTTCTCTGAAGTACAAACAACCACACAAGAACTCTTCGATAAGCTTGGCATTAAGAGTTCGATGTCAAAGCTTGTCATGGTTCAGACTGTAAGAGAATATATTGAAAATCAATCTAACCCTATCAGAGCGTGTAATGCTATTCTCTTTAAGCTAGGTGTAGACGTTCAGATTAAGGATTCGCCTAGGAGAGCACGTGTCTACGCACTTACAGCTGTAGACGAAGCTGCATCTCAAGGTTCTAATTTTGACCCTAAGACCGTTGCTGTTGCGGCAGAAAATCGCCTTATTAAAATTGATAACATGCTTGGTTGTGAAGTACCTTCTGCCAAGATAACAGATGAAACAGTAGAGAAAAAGACCTCTAAGAAAGAAATTGCTATTGAAGTCTATCTTAAGAATAAAGATGGTGAAAAAGATGACATTCTTAAGAAACTTATGAAAGCGCTAGACATTGAAAGGTCGGCTGCTCAAACCTACCTATACATTGCTAAACGCTCACTCGTGGTATAGGTAAATACCACCATCTAAATAATAGTAGCATGTTATTTAGAGGTGGTTATGGATTCAAGAAAAGCTCTTAAACTAGAAGAGATGATAGAGACGCAAAGTTTCTACGGAATCCCTATTAGTGAAATTGACGACGATATGATGGAAGAAATGGATAACGATGAGTTACGGGAACTCTATGTTATCGTTAACATGCTCCATTGGAAAGAAATCGATAAGATGGTGATGAGAAAATAGTTGCTTTTATTTCGTGACGAAGTTAATATACACATGTCATTTGAAAAAGGAGATATGACATGGCACATCTAATCGAAACTATGGCTTACGCTGGTGAAGTCCCTTGGCACGGTCTTGGTAAGGAAGTCCCTTCCGACCTGTCGCCCGAGCAAATGCTCAAGACTGCTGACCTTGACTGGTTGGTTGATAAGGTTCCTACCTATATTGATCTTAACGGTGTTAAGACTGCTACTGGTCGTCATGCGTTGGTTCGCTCGACTGATAATAGCATTCTTGACGTTGTCACTACTGACTGGAATCCTGTCCAGAATCAAGAGGCTTTTGAGTTCTTTGACGAGTTTGTTCATAGCGGTGATATGGAAATGCATACCGCTGGTTCGTTGAAGAACGGTCAGGTCGTCTGGGCTCTTGCTAAGATCAAGGACGGTTTTGAGCTGTTTGGTGGTGATGAGGTCAAGGGCTACTTGCTCTTTACTAATCCTCATAAGTTTGGTCAATCGATCGACATCCGATTTACTCCTATCCGTGTTGTTTGTAATAACACCCTTACCCTTGCTCTCGATACTAAGACGGCTAATTCTTACAAGATGAATCACCGTCGTACGTTTGATGGTGACGTCGCTAAGGAGATGCTTGGTATTGCTAAGGATAAGCTTCAGACTTACAAGGAGATGGCTGCATTCCTTGGTAGCAAGCGCTATAACGACGATAAGGTCAAGGAATACTTCGCTACTATTTTCCCTGGTATTTCTAAGGAAGAGGGTAAGATGTCTCGTAATGCCGTTCAAGCTCTTGACGTGCTTGAGAAGCAGCCTGGTGCTAAGTTTGCCGAAGGCAGCTGGTGGCAGCCGTTCAATGCTGTTACGTTCATGACTGATCACCTGCTCGGCCGTACTAACGAGACTCGCATTCAGTCGGCTTGGTTTGGTCCTAATAAGTCCCTCAAGATCAAGGCTCTTGAGAAGGCTGTAGAGTTTGCTGAAGCTGCTTAATGTCTGATGAATACGAAAAGATCTTCAACCCACCTGCAGATCTTAACGTAGCGGGCCTGAATCGTAATGCACTCCCATATCCTACTGAGGTAGGGAGTGCATACTTTCCACCCGTTAAGGTTGAAGATATAAAATCTTACAACCTAAGTCTTTCAGTAAATAGATATAATGAGAAAGTAGCTTTCCTACAAAAGCAAGCGGATATTATTAGGGAAGAATACGAAAAAATAAGAGCTAGGATGGAGCTTGCTTTTCTAATTGATCAAGCAAAATATGCCTTTAAGCCTGTTTCAGGTAATGTTTATTATCTACAAAAGGATTGGGCAGGTAGATTAGTATTAAACCTTTGTCATATTACGTATAATGAGTTTATACACAAGGTTCAGTATAGGGCAGATGGTGAGTGGATAATATTAGAGTAATGATACTCGTTACTAATACTTAATGGCACTTTAGCAGCCTTTTTAGTTGTTTTAAGATAAAATACTATAGTAGGATATGCCTACGTGATTATTTAAGGAGAAGTATATGTGGACCAAGCCAACTGCCCAAGACAAGCGTTTCGGTTTTGAAGTCACGATGTACATTGCATCGCGCTAATCAGTAGTATATAATATGCCCGAGGCCTCTGCGAAAGTACGCCTCGGCTCTAAGACCGTCAAGCGGTCTTTTTTTATAGTTGATTTTTATCAATCCTAACATATATAATGTATTGTAGGAAAGAGTCATGATCGTTTGTATCTGCAGAGAAATTTCTGATAACGATTATTTAACCGAAGATGCACTTAAGAGTCGCATTATGCAAAGCGATTTTAAATGCGGTCTTTGTCAAACTAGGTATATTGTAGAAGATGAAAGTAAAGACACTAATAAAGAGATTATACGCTGCAATAATTGATGGTCAGACTAAGTTACAAGACAAGCTCTATCGTAAGATTACAAAGAAGAGCCTTGCAGGTAAAAGGACACAAGCAGTAAAATAAATACTATATGGCAATAACATTTCAAAACGCTAAGTTATCTGGAGCTATTAAATTATTATCTCTAGGCAGTAGCATATCGTATACTACTCCAGGTACATATAGTTTTGATGGCTCCGTCTATAGAGCAGCCGGTATCAATACTATCTCGGTAGTCTGTATAGGTGCTGGTGGCGGTACCGATGCTGGCACAGTTTCAGACGGGTCAGGTGGTGGTGGTGGTGGCGGTCTCGGATGGGCTACTATTACACTTGAAAATAGAGTATATACTATAGTGGTCGGTGCAGGAGCAGCTGGTGCAGCCGGGGGTAATAGTTATTTTGACT